CAGCAGCGTCAGAGCCGAAACACGGTCCGCGCCAACCAGAAAGCGCACGCGTACTGATGCCCGACACGCAGCGCATCTGGATCTTTGGCGAAGGCAAGGCGCCGTTCATGTTCGATGCCGTGCTGAGCGAGGACCACAGCTCGGAGACCGTCATCACCCGGAGCCCGGTCGAGACCGGCGTGCCGATGTCGGACCACGCCTACCAGGAGGGCGACCGACTGGAGATCGAGGCTGGCATCGGCGACATCTGGCTGGGTATGCGCACGGACGTCGAGGTCGAGGTCGGCGAGGAGGGCGCGATCCTGGCGACGTCCAAGGATGCGGCTGACATGGCCTGGCTGCAGGGCGAGGGCGGCGGCGATGCTTCGACGCGCAGTCAACGCGCCTTCCAGATGCTGCGCGGCCTGAAGCGCTCCCTGGAACCGTTCGGCGTTCAGACCGGGCTGTTGTTCTACCCGGAGATGATGATCGAGCGCCTGACCTGTCGTCAGGACAAGGACACGTCGGCGGTTCTCTACTTCCGGGTGTCGCTGGTCGAGGTGCTCAGGTTCGGGACCGAGACCGTCACCTTCCCGCCGCGCAAGGCCGGCAAGACGAAGCGCCAGGCGTCAAAGAAGGCCGACGGTGGCGAGAAGAAGTCTGCCGCCGTGACCGAGAGCGAAAAGGCGATGTCGGCGGCGTTCTCGGCGTTCGGCGACAAGGTGAAGAGCCTGCGCGACGACATCCTCGGCGCCGTCGGGATCGGTGGTGGCTGATGGCGCTGCAGTGGCGCCGCGTCGTTGACGTCGCGGTGGGCGCGCTCGAGCCGGGCGACACGCTGGTGCGCGGGTTCAAGGTCACGGACTCGGCCAGCAAGCCGGGCCCGCGCATCCAGTTCGAGATCACCAAGACGCTGCGCAGCTCGCTCAACACGGCGAAGGTCCGCATCTTCAACCTGAGCGCCGACAACCGCGGCCGCATCAAGGGGGAGTATCAGGACATCGTCGTCAACGCCGGCTACGAGGGCAGCGCGCTGTTGCTGTTCAGGGGGCAGATCCGAACGGTCGGCACGCCCAGCGACGGCACCGACGACATCACTGAGATCGACGCCGCCGACGGCGATCGCGACGCCCGCAAGTCGATCGTGAACTTCACGCTGTCGGCCGGCACGACCACCGCTCAGGAGCTCGACAAGATCGTGGGGTCGTTCGAGCGAACCACGAAGGGCCACGTCGTCATCAAGAACAAGAAGCGGCTCCGCGGCAAGGTGGTCTGCGGCCGCGCCACCGACGCGCTCGACAAGATGGCGGCCGACGGCGACGCGCACTGGTCGTTCCAGGACGGGCGCCTCGACATCGTCCGTGCCGACTCGACCCTGCCGACCGAGGCGATCGTCATCCGCGCCGACACCGGCATGCAGGAGGCACCCGAGGTCGACGACAAGGGCATCAAGGTGAAGTGCTTCCTGAACCCGCGCATCCGCTGCAACGGAAAGATCCAGCTCGACAACCGCGACATCAAGCTGAAGGTGGCCAGGGAGCGGGAACGCGCGCCCGGCGCGAAGAAACCAACGAAGGCGCCGAAGGCCAAGAACCTGGCGCGGCTTGACCCTCTAGGCGTGTACAAGGTTTACAAGGTCATTCACAAGGGCGACACCCGCAGCAATGAGTGGGTGTCCGAGGTCTTCGCCGAGGCGCTCGACAAGACGATCCCGGCCGGAAGGGTGGCCGCCTGATGGACGCCGAAGGCGCTCAGGACTTGCAGCGCGAGGAAGAACTGGCAGCGACGCCCGAGGACGCCGCCGCGGCCGCGGTGCGCGCGCACGTCAGCGATCTCCACACGGCGCTACCCGGAATCATCAAGGCGTTCGATCCGGTGACGCAGACGGCGAAGGTGCAGCCGGCGATCAAACGCCTGTGGATCGAGGCCGGATTCTTGCCGCTGCCCGAGCTCGTCGACGTTCCAGTGCAGTTCCCGAGGGGCGGCGGCTTCGCGCTGACCTTCCCGGTCGCTGCCGGCGACGAGTGCCTTGTCGTGTTCTCGGAGCGGGCGATCGACAACTGGCACCACGCTGGCGGCGTTCAGGAGCCGAGCGAATACAGGCTGCACGACCTCAGCGACGGCTTCGCTTTCCTCGGCTTCACGTCCAGGCCGCGCGCGCTGACGCCTCCGCCGTCGGGTGACGCCGCCGAACTCCGCACACTGGACGGAGCGACGGTCGTGCGTGTCGAGGCCGGGGTGGTGGTGCTCGGCCAGGCTGCCGGCGCCGAGCCCGCCGTGAAGGGCGACGTGCTGACGGCGATCCTCGAGTTGCTCAAGACCCACGTGCACAGCGGTGTCACGACCGGCGGCGGCGTCAGCGGCACCGCGCCAGCACTGGCCGCGCTCCCCGACCCGCGCGCAACGAAGGTCAGGGTGTTCTGATGCTCGAGGTCCCGTTCACCAGCGACTACGACCAGCGCTTCGTCACGCAGCTCGGTGACGAGAAGTACGTCATCGACTCGCGGTGGAACGAGCGCGGCAAGACGCGGAGCTTCGACCTGACGCGCGACTCCGACCAGGTCAAGCTGCTGGCCGGCGCGCCGATGCAGATCGGGCAGGACATCCTGGCGCCGTATGCGTTGGGCATTGGCGCGCTGCTCGTCACCGACCTGACCAGGAAGAACACCGACGCCGGCCCCGAGGACCTCGGCACGCGCGTCATCGTCACCTGGCTGAGCCCGGACGAGATGGCCGCGATCAAGGCCGCGCTGGGACCGGCCGGCGCCAGCATCGTGGCCAGCGGCGCGGTGCCGCCGATCGTGAGCGGCGGTGGTTCAAGCGGATCTGGCGGCGGGAGCAGCGGCGGTGGCTCCGGCAGCGGTGGCACGACCGTCAACACCACTGTGAACACCTTCAACATGACCGGCGGCGCCGGCTTCGGCACCGGCACCGAGATCCTGGGCGACAGCTCGGGCGACCAGATTCTCGTCGCGCGCTTCCCGCAGAACCCCGGTCTCAACCCGAACCCGACCATCAGCCTGACGGGCGGGTTCTTCGGCACCGGAAGCGGCACGGTGCGCATCTACGTCGGCGGCATCCTGGAGGCCCGTAACTCTGTCGGCACGCCGAGCGGCACGCTGGTCGCCACCATCGCGGTGTCAGGCGCCGAGGCCGCCTATTGGTTCGACCAGGCGCTGGCCAACCCCGGCGGCATCGTGCCGGTCAAGATCACGATCCAGTCCGCGGCGCCGGCCACCGACCTCGAGATCAACACCCTACAGGGGGCGCTGGGCTGATGGCGACGGCGAGGGTCAGGCGGCTGGATCGGGACAACGACGCCACGTTCGGCAAGGGCGCGCGGAACTACGCCAGCGACAGCGAGTCAACCGAGCAGCGGCTGCTGTGCTACCTGCGTGGCATCGGCGGCGAATACTTCCTCGACACGACGCGGTTCATCCCCTGGTTCCAGGCCGAGGACAGCGACGTCAAGCCGATCATGGGAGCCAACGGGCCGCGCGATCTCGCGTACGCCGAGGCGCTCATTAAGGCTGGCATTCTTGGGGTCGACGGAATCGCATCTCTAGACTCGTTCTCTGTGAGCTTTGACGCCAACACGCGCCACATGTCCATCTCGGCCGAGGTGACGGACGACGACGGCAATCCGATCGTGTTGCAGCAGTTCGATCCGCTCGGGGGTGGCTGATGGCGGGCCCCACCATCGACGGGACCGGCTTCAACCTCCACAAGTACGGCGGCGAGACCGGGCTGCAGGGCTGGCTCGACGAGCTCATCGACGAGCACAAGGCCACCTACGGCGACGACATCGACGTCAGCCCGGAGTCTCCCGACGGCGAGTGGCTGTCGAAGGAGGCGCAGGCGCGCAACGACATCGAGCAGATCGCGCTGACGCTCTACAACATGAACGCGCCGGCGGGTGCGGTGGGCGCGGCGCTGTCGCGGCTGGTGCAGCTCAACGGAATCACGCGCAAGGCGGCGCAGTTCTCGACGGTGGCGATCACGCTGGGCGGCACGCCGACAACCGTCATCCCGGCCGGGTCGCTGTTCGACGATCCCGACGATCCCGACCTGCCGCCGTTCGAGACCGCGGCCGAGTACATCATCGGTGGCGGCGGTACGGTGACCGGTCAGGGCATCTGCACCGAGGCGGGCCCGTTCAACGTCAGCTCGGGGAGGCTGGACCGCATCCTCGACGTGATCTCGGGCTGGGACACCGTCACCAACACCGCGGCGGCCACGCCGGGGCGACTGGTCGAGGAGGATCCGATCCTGCGCGTGCGGCGCGCGGAGTCGGTGGCGATGCCGTCGCAGAGCATGCTCGACGGGCTCTACGCCGCGCTGGCGAACCTCGATGGCGTCGATGACGTCGTCGTGTACGAGAACCCGACCGGCTCTTACAACGCCAAGGGCGACCCGCCGCACAGCATCCACGTCATCATCGACGGCGGTCTCGCGGCCGACATCGCCAACGCCATCTGGGTCAAGGCGTCGATGGGATGCACAAAGGTCGGCAATGTCAGCGATACGGTGACGGATTCGCAGGGTAACCCGCAGGAGATGCGGTGGGACGTGCCGGTTGACCTGGACGTCTACATCACGGTCGCGCTGAGCCGAACGCCGAACCCATTCGAGGAGGCGTCGATCAAGGCTGCCCTGCTCGCCTTCGGGAACGAGACGTCGCGCATCGGCAAGGACGTGCCGTGGGGTGATCTGTTCTCTCCGGTCAACGACCTGGAGATCACGGGAGGGCCTGGTCAGCCGAGCATTCTGTCGATCAAAGTCGGGGACGCGCCGGGGCCGACGCTGCAGCAGGATCTAAGCGTCGAATTCAACGAGCGCCCGCGCTACGACGATGCCAACATCGATGTCGTGGTCGGACCATGAGCGTCGATCCGGAATCCGGCGAGACGATCCCGGAAGGCGCGAGCGTGCCGTTCCCCGATCCCGGCGAGACCGCGCAGGACTACGACGCGCAGGCGCAAGCCGAGGTGCTGACGCAGTACCAGGAATCGCCGAAGCTCAAAGCGACGATCACGGCGCTGATGGCGGGCTGGCAGGCGATCGAGGACTGCCTGGTGCAGATTCCCGGCCTGCGCGATCCGGCGACGGCGACTGACGTCAACCTGGATCGCGTCGGCGAGCTCGTCGGCCAGTCGCGCGTCCTCACGACCGGGACCGAGCTGTCCGACGCCGAGTACCGCACGTTCATCGCGCTGCGCATCCTGCGCAACAAGGCGATTGGGTCGGGGCCGGAGTTCGTTGCCGCGCTGGAAGCCATCCTCGACCCGATTGCGTTCCGGTTCGTCGACCTCGGCGGCATGGCGGTGCTCATCGAGATCGCGACCGGCGCGCCGCCGTCCGATGACCAGATTGCGGCGCTCGATCACGGTCCGATCCCGCGCGCGATGGCCGTGGGCGTTGGACGGACTTGGTACGACCCCGAGGACGTGTTCGGGTTCGAAGAGGACGACGACGCGATCGGGTTCGGCGAGGTTGGAGACCCGGGCTTCGGAGGGGGCCTTGCCGAAATCTTCTAGGCAGGTGCAGCGGGGGCCGTGTGCGGTACGCGGCTGTCAGTTGCCGATCAGGGCGCGCGGTCTGTGCTGGCCGTGCTACCAGCGCCTTCGCTATCACGGTCGGTTGGACACGAAGTGGCGACCGGCCGTTGAGAATCCGGCCATTCCGGGAACGATGCTGATCCCGATCTCCAAGGGGATGAGCGCGATCGTGGACGCGGCGGATGCCGAGATCGTCAGCAAATGGAGGTGGTCGGCTCGCCCGGCAGGGCGGACTGTGTATGCGCAGCGTATCGATCACGGGAGAAAAATCGACCTGCACCGATTCCTCTGGCGTCACTGGGGCATGCCGGAAACGCCCGAGATCGACCATGAGAACAACGACGGGCTCGACTGCCGGCGCGAGAATCTGCGACCCGCTACCCACATGCAGAACATGTGGAACCAACGCATATCGATTGACAACACGAGTGGCGTCAAGGGCGTCTGCTTCGACAAGGCGCGAGGGAAGTGGTCTGCCGACATTCGAGCCGGGGAGACGCGCCTACGCCTGGGTCGATTCGATTCTATCGAAGACGCTGCCGCAGCGTATCGCGCGGCCGCTGAACGACTGCATGGCGAGTTCGCCAGGGCTGCATAGGAGGCACGACGAATGGCACGCGCAACGAAACCGCCAGTACGAGACGCATGGGGCAGCTCGGCATCCGGCAGCCCAGACATCGTCGAGGCGCCTTACGTCGGCACCGGCTGGCCGGCGTCGAGCATGGATCCGGTCAAGCCGCCTCGCGGGTATTTCAACTTCGAGCAGAACCGACTCGATAACGGATTGATCTACGTGCTCCAGCACGGCATCCCAGACTGGGATCTGAACGAGGACAGCTACGACGTCGGCGATTTCCTCCGCAGCACGGACAATAGGTTTTATCAACTCGTCGGGACGGCAACGCCAGGGCAAGCCCCGCACACCGACCCAACGAACTGGCATTTGTGCCTGAGACTACCGCGACCGATGACGGGCGAGACGGCGGCCGACGCGACCGCGGCTTGGCGAAACGCATGGGGCTTCCGTGTCACCGGCAAGGACCACTACGGCTTCGACGCGGGGCAGCTTCTCGACTTTCGCGAGACATGGATGGGCGGCGGTTCGGTAGTCCAGCAGACCGCGACTGGGACCGGTCTGTTGCTGGGCGACTGGAACTACCGCATCAACAATGGCGGCGGGACCGTCGGCGGCATCTTCGGGAACGGCCCGTGGGGAACGGACCTGACGACGCACCCTTGGGGGCCGATCCTCGGTGTCAACGCGTTCGGGCAGAGCACCGATGCGATTTCCGTCGTCGAGACAGCGAAGCCGATCATCAAGGTGTCGCAGGCGTCGCTGGTGTTCGAGGTGAACTTCAGCATCAACGGCGCGAGCGGGCCGCAGAGCAACACCGGCTTGGCGGTTGGCCTTGGCGATGGAACGCTTGTCACCAACGGTACGACCGGGCCCACGCTGCCCACTGCCCACGGCGCATGGATAGAGCGGGCGCCAGGCAACGCAAATTGGCTGGCCGTTAGTAAGCCGAATGGTGGGGCGGCAGTCGGATCAAATAGCGGCGTCGCGGTCGCCAGGGATGCGCCGCACCGATACCGTTGCTACGTGATTGGAACGTCCGACTCCGCCGACAGCAACGCCCGTGTGATTCACATGATCGACGGCGTCGTCGTCGCGAACGATCTGGTCTCGCTTTCGAACCAGACGCTGTCCCCGTTTGTACGCGCGGCCGCGAATCAGGGCGAGGTGTGTCTGATCAATGTCGGACCGATGCGCGTCCAGGCGAGGCTGGCGGCGTTCGACACGCTGCTTTAGTTGCACGTCGAGCAGGAAAGAACGCAGAGGCCCCTGTCTGCGGCGGCCTGGCTGCCAGTGCCCTTGTGGTCGGGGAACCAGCACTCGGAGGCGACATCGCAGTCGAAGCAGAGGTAGCCGTCGCGTGATGTGATGACCCCTGCAGGTTGATAGCAGGGCGATCGATTTGGCGAGAAGCCGCAGTTCGGAGCGCCGCTCCCGCTCCCGCCGGCGCCAGCCGATCCTGTCGCATTACCTGCGCCGGTAGTATTCCCCGTCCCTGTGGTGCCCCCGGTCCCTGCCCCGGTCGTATTCCCAGCGCCGCCAGCGCCGCTCGCGCTCATGCAAACCCCGTTCATGCACGTTCCGTTGCACGGTCGACTACACCCTCCGCAGTGCGTGTTGCTGGCCTGGATGTCGACGCACTGGTTGTTGCAGATCATCTGACCTGTGGACGGGCAACCGGCCGGCGTGCAGACACCGTTCGAACAGGTGCCGTTGCAGGGCCTGCCGCAGCCACCGCAGTGGGCGATGTTCGTCTTCGTGTCGATGCAGGCGCTGTTGCAGTACATCTGCCCCGGCACGGCGCAGCCGCACGCGCCGTTGATGCATGTCGATCCGCCGGAGCACGGCCCGCAACCGCCGGCCCCACCGCCACCCTGGCCCGTGACGTTGCCGGTGCCGGTCGTTCCGCCGCGCCCGGCGACAGCCGATCCGCCGCCGCCCGCGTTGCCCCCGGCGCCGCCGCCCGCCAGGCGCACGCAGATGTTGGACGCGCACGTCAGGCCAGCGTCGCAAGTCGAGTTGCCGTAGCAACTGCAGGTCTCGGCGCCCGCGGGGCAGGCGCTGGCGCCGCCGGATCCGCCGGCCCCCATCGCTCCGGCCTCGCCGCTAGCGCCCGCGCCGCCGTCGCCTAGCATCGCGGTTTCGACATCGCCGCAGCCGATCGCCGCGAGCACAACCAGCGCCACCGTTCTCATCGCGTTCTTCATGTGACCCGTCTCCTGGTCTTGTCTCCCGTTGTTTCCCCTTGCGGGGGCGGGGCGGGGCCGGGAGACCGACCCACTCGTTGGGAGCTACCCGACGAGCTGCCCTGCACCACCAGGGTGCGGCGACCTGGCGGTCTCAGTCAACGGCTGGGAGGGCGTTCAGGTGGGAGCTACTGCCAAGTGGCCGTAACCACACAGCCCTTTAGCACCGCCGAGGTGAGGACGCGTCCGGCGCCCCTGCACTCGACCTCGACGCGCTGGCGTTTCTTGAGCTGAGCGGCCCTGGGCGCTTCCGCCTTGGTCAACTCGGCGTGCACATCGGAAAGCATCTGGCCGCTGCTGAGCATCAGCACGGTGTCACCCATGAAGTCCTTGTCGATCGAGCTGATCACGCCCTCGACCAGCAGCAGCTTGCCCTTGTATTTCTCGTCGGCAGCCACCTCGTTGGCGTCGTAGTCGCGGTGGAGGCGCGTGGCCTTTACGGGAATGGGGTCTTCCTTTTGCGGGGCCGACTCAACCGCTACCGCGGCCCTCGGTTCGGATCCAGCCCGAGCGCGCTCGAACGCGGCGTCGTCACCTGCTATCCCCGAGATGCACTTCCACATCATGCCGAGCGAGACGACCAGACCTGCGACGTAGGCCCATCGTGGAGTCGGTGTCGCCGTAGGCTTCGGACGCCCGCAACCCGGACAGGCCGCTGCGGTCGTGTCCACCTGCCGCGCGCACCCAAGACACGCCTTCAACGCCATGCCGCCTAGCGTGCCCCGGGAGCGCCGCCAGCGTCAACGGGGACCACCTGTTCAGCCCGCCCGTTCTTGGGGTCCGCCCCCGCCCGGCCCGAACATGGAAGCCATGCGACACATCATCATCCCCCTGCTGACCGCCGTTCTCGTTGCCTCCTGTATGACCGCCGAAGCGACGCCACCGCCCGACAAGCCGGTGGCAACGCTCGGCTACGTCGACCTTTCCCGCGTGATGAAGGACAGCGAGACCGTGAAGAAGGCCGGCGCCGCGCTGCAGGCCGACATCGCGAAATGGAACCAGGAGATTGCCACCGCCGATGCCGAGGCCAAGAAGGCCGAAGCCGACAAGAAGGCTACCGCTGCCGAAAAGAAGGCCAAGCGCGACGCCGCGACCGCTGTGTTTCAGCGCCATCAGGGCGAGAAGGAACGCCGCATCGCCGACGAGGACGCCAAGCTCGCCAGGGCTGTCGATGAAGCTGCGGCCGCGGTGGGCGCCGAGCGCGGTGTCGACGTGCTGCCGGTGCGAGCGCTCTACGCGCGTGCGGGGCTCGACCTGACAGCCGAGGTCGTCAAGCGCCTCGACGTCCCGCCCGCTGACGGCAAGGTCGCCGCGCTCGAGAAGCGGATCAAAGAGCTGGAAGCCTCGCGCAAGCCGTGACCCGCCTTCGCCTTGTAGCCGCCGCCGCGCTCGTCGTCGCGCTCGCCGCGCCCGCGCGCGCGCAGGAAACCCGGTGGCCCAACGACCAATCGGGGCAGAACCTCTACACCGCGAAGAAGCTGCGGGCGCCGACCGTCGGCAATGAGGCGGCCCGCCTGCAGGACATCGCGCCCGGCGCCGGCTACCTGAAAGCGCCCGGCGCCAGCACGCTGCCGCTCACCGCGAGCTCGACGGTCCCGCTGGCGGACATCGCGCCGTCGTCGGCCGCCGAGCGGTTCCTGTGCCGCGGCTCGGCTGCCGGCGGGGGCGTCTGGCAGGAGTGCACCATCGGGACGGGACTCGCGATATCGGGCACGGAGCTGAGCAACACGGGCGGCGCGGGCGGGGCCGGCGGCGGCGTCACCAACGTGAGCGCGACGCTGCCGCTCACCAGCTCGGGAGGTACGACACCCGATATCGTGTTGCAGTACGACAACGTTTCGCTGGTGCTCGACGGCGGCGACGCCCTGGTGCGCGAGGCGCTGACCGGTGCCATCACGGCCGGCCAGGGGAGCAACGCCACGGTGTTCGGTGTTCTCGCGGCGACGTCGGTGCTGGCGAACGCGACCGGATCATCGGCGGTACCGGCGGCGCTGGCGGCGACGACCAACGGGCAGGCGCTGCGGATGGCGGGCGGCGTGCTCGGCTGGGGGGAGATTGCGACGGCCGGTCTCGCCAACAACGCCGTCACGAACGCGAAGTTTCGCCAGGGGGCCGGGCTGTCGCTGGTCGGCGTCGCCGGCAACTCGACCGCCGACGTCGCCGACATCGCGGCTGGCAGCGATGGTTGCGTCTACCGGCGGTCGGGGACCGTGGTGGGGTGCGGGACGATCGGCCCGCTGTCGGCGCCAGCACTCGACGCCACGTTCATCACGCAGACGGCAAACGCCAACCTGGCCAATGAGCAGGCGCTGGGCGCGCTCGCGAGCGGGGTCCTCCAGTCGGTGACGTCCACGGGGGTCGCCTCGACATTCGCTGTCGGCGCGAACCGCATCCCACGCGGCAGCGGCAGCAACGGGCACCTCACCGATTCGGCCGGTCTGACGTACGACGGGACCACGCTGCTGTCGAGTAGCTCGACAACGTCGACGGACGTCCTGCACGCGACCACGGCGATCACGAACCACCTCAACCCGACGGCGATCGTCGAGTCATCCGCGGCGACGGGTCAGGCGGTGCTGCACTTCAGGGCCAACGGTGGCCTGCGCGGTGGCATCCGAGCCGACTACCAGGGGAACCTGAATTGGTTCGCCCAGGGCGGCGACCACGTGTTTTTCACGGACGGTGACTTTAGCGTCGGGGCGGCGCGCTTTCAGATCCGGGACGCGATCGGCTCCACCGGCGAGCGCGTTGCCATCATGGCCGGCGGGCTAAAGGTTGGTGACGGCACCGTGGCAGCTCCGGTCGTCGCGATCCCGTTCGCGTCGTACGCGGCGACCTTCCAGGCGTGGATGGACGCGACTCCCACCAGGGCGGTGGCGTACGGCAACGGTCTGCCTGGCGGCGCACCCAGCGCCGACGCTGTGATCGCAACGTACACCGGGTCGGCGTGGGTGGACCGTCTGCACATCACCAACGCCGGCGTGGTATCGATCCCCAACCTCACCACGGGACTGGTCAAGGCCACCTCCGGGGCGCTGTCCATCGCCGTGGCCGGCACCGACTACGCGGCGGCGGGGAGCTATATCACGTCGCTGACCACGGACGTCGTGGCGACCGGTCCCGGCGCTGCGGCGGCGACCATCCAGCCGGGCGTCGTGACGCTCGCGAAGATAGTCAACTTCGCCACCGATAGGTTCCCCTGTCGCGACACCGCAGGCACCGGCAGCCTTGAAGTGTGCTCTGCCGGCGGCGGCCTTGAATGGACGGGCGCCCCCGGGCTTCAAGTCGGCGCGTTTACGGGCGACGCGACGAAGACCGCGGGCGGTACCGCGCTGACGCTCGCGACCGTGAATAGCAACGTCGGCTCGTTCACGAACGCCAGCATCACCGTCAACGGCAAGGGGCTGATCACGGCGGCCAGCTCTGGCGCGACGCCGGCTCCCGTCGGCGCCACGTACATCACGCAGACCGCTGACGGGACGCTGACGAACGAGCAGGCGCTGGGCGCGCTGGCGAGCGGGGTTCTGCACAGCGTGACGACCACGGGGGTGGCGAGCACGTTCGCGGTCGGCTCGGCGCGCATCCCGTTCGGCAGTGGCAGCAACGGCGCGCTGACCGACAAGGCCGAGTTGAAAACCAACGGCCAGACCTTCGGCCTGACCGGTATTCAGGAGGTCCAGATCTACACGACCAGCGCGAGCACGAGCGCGCTGACCGGGTTCCGTATGGGGACGGACGCGAGCTTCACCAACGGGTTCGCATTCTCGATGATGGGCACCGGGTGGAGCGGGGGCGGGCTTGTCGCTAACCAGGCGCTGATCGAGCACAACGGCGGCAACACGCCGATGGCGTTCTCGAACTTCAACGGCGGCGCAGCGGCCGACATCACTTTCGCGACCGGCGGCTCACGGACTGTGCGTCTGTCCATCGACGGGGCGACCGGCGTAGTGTCTGTCGCGAACCTGACGAGCTCCCGCCTCGTGTTCGCCGGGGCGGCGGGGGCACTGTCCGGATCGTCGGCGCTGCGCTGGCATGACGACGACGCCGACCTGACATTCGAGCTAGCCGTAACCGGCCACCTTCAGGCGTCGACGCTTGCTGGCACTGGCGCCCGCGTCGTGACGGCGAATGCCGGGGGATACCTGACGGCAACGGCAGGTGATTTCGACGCCACGCTGGCCTACGACGTTGAGGCCGCGGACATCTACGCCGCTGACGCGACCGAGGTGCCCGTCGGTCACACGACTGCCGATCCCGGCGTGCTGGGCCACCGATACACCATCGGGACAGCGAAGGGCAGGTGCGAGTTTGGTCTGAACATTCTCGCCAACTCGTTCACGGGCGGCGGGTCGTGGACGCTGAAGGTTCAGCGCAACGGGTCGGACACCGGCATCTCGCTGGGGCCGTATTCGAGCGGGACCACGACCGTCGCGTCGACATCGGGGACCTTCTCTGGTTCTGCCGGCGACGTGTATTCGCTGGTGTGGAACAAGTCCGGCACGGTCAACACGTCCGGCAGCGACTTCCGGTTCACGGGAACGGTGATCTGCACACGCTGATGGACGAGCAGGGCAAACCGCCAGGTCCGCACACGAACCCTTACGGCGTGCCGTGGGGGTTCCCGCCCGCGCACCTCCCGCCACCGCCACCGCAGCCCCAGGCAAAGGGGAACGGGCTCGACGCCGCGAAGATCCTCACCATGGTGCTGGCCGTCGCCGCGATCGTGTTCGGCGCCGGCAAGCTGGTGCAGAAGCAGGAGAACACCGATAACCAGGTCAAGGACATGCGCGTCGAGCAGAGCGCGTTCAATCGCCAGACGACAGACTCGATCGAGAAGATGAAGTCGACGGTCACCGACATGGCCTTGCAGCAGCGCCAACTGAACGAGCAGTTCCGTCGGATCAACATCACGGGGCCGAACCGACCGCGGCGTGCGCGGCATACGGGCGGCGGGGCCATCGACGAATGAACGACCGAACCAGCAAGGAAAAGGAACGTGCCGGATGAGCCCAAAGAGCGCACTCCAAACTCAGGCGACATCGCCTTCGATCTCATCGACCTCGGAGTCATCTACGGACATCTGGCGCGAGTCATGCGACGACTTGCGAGCGGCCTCCCGGTTGTTGACGGGGCTGGAGCAGCGGAATGCGATTTCATTCTCGCCGAGGCGCTTGCTCTCGATGCGCGGGCGCGGACCATCCGGGAGACGAAGATAGAGCCCTGGCTGGTCGAGAACGCCAAACGGTTCTCGAGCGGCAAACCACCGTGGCCGCCGTGAGCTGAGGCGAAGTTGGGGTCGGCACCGGCCGGGGATGATGCTCGAAGCATGAAAACGTTCTTCAAGAAGCTCGGAGCTGCCCTCCTGGAGATGGTGACGTCGAAGAAAGTGATCGCCGCCGTGGCCGGTGCGTTCGTCCAGGCACTGCCGCTCGATCCGGACACGAAGATCCACATCCAGGGCATCATCGCCGTCTACATCCTCGGCCAGGGCGTGGCTGACGCCGGCAAGGCGAAGGCACAGGTAGAGGCCAGCGCGAAGACCCCGCCCGCGGTGTAGCCCGTGGTCGAGGAGCCGGAAGCCTCGACGCCACTTGCGGCGCCCGACGCGGTTCGAGGTCGTCTACGCATGGGTGGTGGTCGGCGTCGTGCTCGGCGCCTGCTGGGTGATGGACCGCATGCACCGCTGGGGGCGGGCGCGCTGATGGGGCTGAAGGCGGTGCCGCCCAAGCGGAAGCTGGCCGACCGGCTGTTCCTGCGGTGGTTCCGCGAACACGTCGGGCGCAGCGAGAAGTGCGCGTGCAGCCTCGCCGGTCCCGCGCGCGACTGCGACGTGGGTTACGCCCTGATCCGCGCCGCGCATCCGGTCGACTGGGGCAACCCGGAGTGGGCGACGTTCTGATGCGTGTCTGCGGCCTGGATCCCGGGAGCGTCCGTCTGGGGTATGCCGTCATCAAGGCCGAGGGCCAGCTTCTCTCGTACGTCGAGTGCGGCGTGCTGACCGCGCGCGCCGGCGCCGGGAAGTACGAACGTCTCGCCGAGCTCGCGGCGGACCTCGAACGCCTGCTCTCCGAGATGAAGCCCGACGTCGTGGCGATGGAGGCCGGCTTCGTGGGCATGGTCAAGGGCAAGCACCAGCAGGGCGTGCTGGTCAGCGCGGCCGCGCGCGGGGTGGCGGGCATGCTGGCCGCTCGCGCCGGTATCCCGGTCGTCGAATACGCCCCGTCAACGGTGAAGCTCCGGGCGACTGGGAAAGGCAACGCCGACAAGACGCTGGTCGCCAAGATGGTCATGCGCCGGTTGTTCCTGCAGCGCGAGCCCGCGCCGGATGCGGCCGACGCGCTGGCGATCGCCATCTGCCACGCCGACGAGATGGTGTTCGAGCGGCGGGCGGCGGCGCGCGCGGCGGGGTAGCCGTGGCCCGCAAGCAGCTCGGGCTGCGGCTGCGCTACCAGGCGTGCAGTCTGTGCAGGATCTCTGGCCACAATATTCGACGCCATCGGCGCGCGGCGGCGCGGCAAATCTGGTTCTCTTTCGCCTGAGCGAAGTTGGGTCGGCCATCGCCCGGCCCGAGGATCGTGGGCATGAGAGACATTCCGGTCGGACTCGACCCAAGCGTTACGGGCCTCGCGGGTCGAGTAGGTGAGCGCGTCGGCACCGCTGACGGCAATGGCGCGTGGGTGAAGTTCGGCCCGGCCGTGACGGACTGGCGGGCTGACCCGGGCGAGCCGGGCGGCGGGGATCTACAGGCGATGCTCGACGACGTCGGTGGCGGCCCCGCGCTGCTGAAGTACGGCGCCGACGGCACGCCAGTAGCAGCGGTTGCCGGTGTCGACTATGACGTTCCCCGAGCCGTCCACATCACGACGCTTGGCGCGGCCAGCGCCACGCTGACGGTGGCTGGCTTGGACGCCGATGCAGAAGGCGACTACGACGTCGAGGGTGAGCTGTTCATCGCCGTGAACAACAGTCAGCCGCAGTGGCAACCGAACGGCCTCGCCACGAACCTGATCGGCGCCAGCACAGACTTTGCCGTCGGGGCAGCCGCCGATACCAATGGCGGTACGCTGTGGATTCTGGCCCGCAACTCCGGGATCATGAATTTCCAGAGCGGCCAGAAGGTGTATTTCAGCGGCCGGTTTCATGCCCAGACGGGGCGCATCCGGAAGATCGTTCTCGACTGCATCGCAACGGGCGGCGCCAACGCATTCGCCTCCGGGTTCAGCCGCGATCAATTCACGCTCCGTGGCGTCTGGACAGACACGGCGACCAATCTCACGTCCCTGGCCATCGCCGCCGGCCAGACCGACGGCTTTGGGATCGGCTCGTACATGAAGCTGGTTGCCCGTGGCGCCCTATCGTAAGGCGGCGACATGCCGCGGCCACGCCTCGAACAAACTCTGATCTTCGACAACCGGGTCGCCATCCAGACGGACTGGCAGGGTGTCTGCGCGAACCATATGTTGTTCGTTGCGTTCCCAGAATTCGGGCTGACACAGGAGCAGAAGGAAGCCGAATGGGATCGCGCGTTGGCGTCCGGCGTGAAGATCATCCGCACGTTCTACGATGTCTCGTGGGCGTTTGGAGAGACCTATCCGACGGGTCCGGCGAACTGGACGTCTGCCAACATGCTGGCGTTCTACGAAGGCGTCGCCGCGATGCAGGCGCGCGGCATAAAGGTCGTGATCAATACGGGATGGTCGTTCACGGGGAGCATCTGTCAGCCGTTCGAGGGCGTCGCAAGCACGACGATGCCGACTCCGACGCACGAGGCAGCATGGGCAGCATGGATGTCGGAGACGTTCCACCAACTGATCAACGTGCGCGGCTACGACAACGTGATCGGCGGCGTCCTGTTCACCGAGCCGAATTTCGGAGCCGCCGCAGAGCCGATCCCGGTCGGCTACACGGGACTCGAATACTACGTACACATGGCAGAGGTGCTCGAGGCCAAGATCGTGGCCGACGATGCCAGCCGCACCCCGATACGCCCGCGCATCGTGCTCGTCGGCGGGCAGGAGCAGAGCGGGAGCGACGCCGATACCTGGATCGAGTACCTCAAGGCGAATGACACCGTCTGCGACGTGCTCAGCTCTCACAGCTACAACCTCAGCCCGGCGTTTGGGCCGCTGTCGCTATCCGGCAGCAACGACCTCAGCTACTCGGCGCTGATCGCCCGATTCGCCGCATGGGCGGCAGACGCGAGCCCGCGGCCCCTCTGGGTGGACGAGGGCAACACCGTGGTCGGAGGCAACACGGACAGCACCGGATATCGCGCGACAGCCGAGGCCGGCGTGAAAATGTGCACGTGGTTCGCGGGCCACATGCAGGCCGGCGTGCGTGCCACGCTGCCGTGGACGCTTCAGGATGAGACGCACTGGCCGGCTCCAGCAGATAGCATTACGCAGCAGTTCGGGGTTGCGCGGTCGCTGCACGACACGGACGCGGTACGACCGGCCTGGTACGCGTTCAGCCTGTTTGCCAGTCTCGTCGGTGGCGGCGGCGTCACGTCGGTGTTCCCGTCGCTGAACGGCACGGCACTGCTGCACGGCACCGGCGTGCACATCCCGCAGGGTCAGCGCCACGCCACGCACCCGGACGGCGAATACACCTTCGTCGCGATCAATGAGGCGCACACGCCCGTGCGCACGCAGGTGCGCTTCAAGGAGGTGATCGGGTCGCGGACGTTCTACCGGTATGTCTACAGCGGCGAGCGACCGCCCGATGCCGCCGCCAACCCGGCGTATCTGATTCCCTACGACCAGATCTACACGGGCGTGCAGAAGAACCTGCCGCCGAACGTCATACCCGGTCACAGCGTGGTGTTCTACTCGACGATCAACCTGCAAGCGCCGACCGCGCTCAACCTAGCGCTGACCGCGAAAGCGACTACGGACAGCACTGGCGCGGGGGATTGCACCTTCGTCAACGACGGCAACTTCACGAATTGCAGCAGCTCGCCGGGGAACGGCTGGCGCAAGGCGGACAACGACTCGCACTACGTCGAACTGACATGGGAGGACGACGACGGTGACCCCGTCCAGGTGACAATCGGACGGCTGGAGCTCGCCTTCGTTGCTGGGACACCGGGTGTCGTGTGGCCCGACTACACGACGTCCAGCATGGGCACGGCGTGCGCCGGTTACACCGTTCAGTATTGGAACGGGTCGGCGTTCGTGGACTTCAGCACGCCGGTCAACGTCACCGACAACACGGCCCCCAACCGCACGCACACGTTCACGCCGGTGAGCACCACGAAGATCCGCCTGACGGTGACCAGCGCGGCGGCGACCGGGCAGGTCAACCAGATCGGCGCCTACGCCTCGTGACGCCGTGGGCGACGGCGACGACACCCCGCCGGTAGACTTCGATCCCGGCGAGTGGGGCGCTGACGACGCGCGGACGCAGGCCGACGGCGACGCTGTCCCGGTCCCCATCGACGAGCCGGTCACGGCGACCCACGGCATCGCTGACATGCTCGAGGACGCCAGGCGGCGGGGCTACGAGCAGGCGGCCGAGCACATCGTCGAGCAAGTACAGCAGACGCGCGAGGAGGTCATCGACGTCGTCCGCCAGCTGTTCATGTTCTTCGAGCTCCAACACCCGATGTGGCGGGGCGAGGACTGGAAGCGGGCCGAGCGGTGGATCAGGGAGAGGTTGCCGCCGTTGTGACGTCGTCCCCGGCAGCCGTCGCGACGTAGGTCTCGACCGTCTTCTCGGCGCGAGATACGAGGACGTTGAGCCTGACCACCGTCGCCGCTACCAGGCCGGCAAGGTCGGGCGCCGCCAGCGCGGCGTGGAGGCGTAGCGCGGCCAGCTCGCGGCGCATGGCTTGATGCGCGTCGTGGCTGTCGCGGGCGAGGTCGGGGAGCGGCATCAGACGAACGGGGAGGGCGGCATTCCGGGCGGAAAGACGAGCGGCGGGCGCTCTTCGATCGTCGGCAGCGGCGGCGCGCCTGGGTGCATGATGTTGCCGACCATGCGCGCGTCGTGGCCCCAGGCTTCGATCTGCGTCTCGACCCAATCCTCCCACGCGGCACCGCCGTCGCCGGGATAGCGGCCGGCCTGAAGGTCCGCCAGCGAAACCGGCAGTTCGACATGCGGGCGCTCGAACGAAAGTGAGCGCAGGCCGACGCCGGACGCCAGCTTCGTGAATTCGGCCCACATGCCGGGGCGCGGCTCCACCCACGTCCACCGCCCGTCGACGAAGAACACAAAGTCGGCCGCCAGCGCGTACTGATGCAGCGAACTCCATGCCTTGGCGCGCGTCACGGTCTTGCCGACGTCCCCCACGCCCCGCCCGCGCGCGTAGAGCTCGCACTGGCGGAACGGCGCCCGGCCGGTCTCGTAGATGGCCAGCGGGATGCCGGCGCGCTCGAGATCACGCGCGAGCTGCGTGCACGGGTGGCGGAACGCCAGGTGCAGGAGCGACGTGTCGCTGATCCGGGGCATGAGCCGATCCTGGCGCCGCAGCGCGGGCGGACCCAAGTTCGGGGCTGCGTCATAACTTGACCGCAGCGCCCGTTCTTGTCGCTTAACTGGCGGAGGCATGCTCCGCGGCGGGCTCAGCCCTTGGCGGCGGCGTCGATACGGGCGAGCAGGGCAGCGACGCGACAACCCCAGCACCCGCACCCCACCTCGACGCAGCGACCGGCGTGGTCCGCGCACCAGCACATCTTCGCGTCTCGCGGTGGGTCTCGCAGCAGCGCCAGCATCTCGTCGCACAACTGGTCGTCGTACACGCTGGCGGCGGGCGGCGCACCAATATCCGCGCGCGACGGGATGAACGGCACCGCATCGCGCGGCACCGCCTCTACGGGAACCTCGACCGGCGGCCCCATCGGCTTCCCGGCTTTCACCCACGCCATGAACGAGCAGTCGTCGGCGTGTGGCCCGGTCAGCGGTCGCTGGCACGCCGGGCAGCCGTCGAAATGGAACGTCACGACCGACGGCGGCACCGGATCTACGGGGGAGGCGGGCTCGGGCGGCGCGTGAAATCCGACCCCATCGGGTTGCAGCGTCCATTCACGGTCGAACGCGTCCGCACCGTCATATCTCCAGGATCGCGCCTCGGCAAACGTCTGCCACGTGTATCGGACCTCGCGGACCTCGATGAGCGTCGCCACTCCGTTGGTCGCATGGATCATCGTCACCGTGCCGGAAATACCGGCATCGTCCTTGCGCTGCCTTGGGCGCAGCGACCGGGCCGCCTTCGCGAGAACGTCGCGCACGAACGGGTCCGCCTCGACGGCCGCCGACTTGACGTGCTTCGCTTCCATCGCGCGGTTCATGCGCAGCTCGCAGGCTGGGCATGGCGTCGACGTGGGCACAGCGGGGCCATGAGGGGCGTCAGCCACGGCTTGGAATCCTCTCCGCGCACTCGTCGCAGTTCGTTGCGTACATGTTTGTCACCACCTCGGCGCCGTCCAGATCACGGGCCGCGCGACAGAGCCGCTCTCTGGTGCCGTCGGGGAACTTCAGGATGATGTGCATCTCCGGACCTCCGCTCAGTTGGAAGCACGGGTCGCACACCACGACCGTGTCAACGCCCACGGTCATGCCCGGGAAGTTGGCGGCAGCTTCTGTGGCAGCTTCGTCATCCGACCAAGCCGCGTCGAACGTCTCGCCGCACATGGCACACTTCATTGTGGCCGATGGAGCGTCGCTCATCGGGCACCGGCCTTGTACGCGCGCCCGAAGTCGTCAACCGCCACCAGGTCGCCGCGCTTGACGTTCTCGGCGGTGGTCACGCTGACGACTCCGAAGACCGCCGTCTCCAGCGGTTCGTCGAACAGCCCGCGGAACGGCACACCCATGTCCTCGGCTTCGTTCCACCGTCGGTCCATGTCGTCGGCGTACGCGCGCAGCCACATCTTGGTGGCCTTGCGCCCCCTGCGGTTCAACCTCCCCGCGTAGCGCAGCGGGCGGGGCTGGGTGCCGGTCATGACGCGCGTTCCTCCCATGGTCCAATCACTACCCGCGAGTCGCCCGCGACCAGCCGTGCATGGAGCGACTCCGCTTCGCCGTCGGTCAGCGGCAGTCCCTGCGCGACTTTGCACTCAGGGCACGGCTCGAACGGGAAGACGGTGACGGTCGCCCGCCAGTCGAGGCAGTGTCCGCACAGGTCCGTGCTACGCGCAGGCGGCGGGCGGTCGGGCAGGGAGAGGCGGAATGGAGCAGTGGCGCTCACGTCCCTGCCTCCGTCGTCGGGTTCACGAAGCCGATGGAGCACGAGATGCTCTCGGCGTACCCGCGCGGCACCACCGCCATGGCCCCTGGCGGCTTCGTCTCGTCGACATGAATCGGGCCGTCGAAGCTCGCCTCTGCAAGGGGCCGCGTCACCTCTGAGCAGATGATCGATAAGACCTTCGGCCGCTCACCTGGACTGCGGAAGCAACGCACGGAATGCGCGAGCTGCTCGATGTAGAGGCGCGTCGCCTCGGCGTCATCGACCGGCGGGCGGCGCGTGATGTCGGCACTGATGAAGTCGCGGACGACCTCGACTGCGCGATCGAGCCCCTGACGCTCTGCGCGTTCCAGCCCCGCCTGAATGAGCCACTGGCTCAGGCTCTGGCGGGCCCTCTGCGAAGCCTCGATAAACACGGCCTTTTCGTGCCGTTCTGGGATCACCTTGATGTCTCCGTCTGGTGTAGGGGCTCGGGCCACAGGGAGACTATGGCGCCATCAAGGGGTCTATGGCAAGGGGGAAGCGAAGGGGAGTTGAAAGGGAAATGAAAGGGCAGTAGTCTAATCTTCATGACGACGAAGAAGACAGCGGCCCCGACGGTCACCACCTGGCAGGCCCTCCCCGTCTGGGCGGCCGCCTACGGCATCGACGCGGATGGGCAGGCGTGGGAGCGAGCAACGGGGCCGCGGGGCGACGCCTCGTTCTTCCCCCTCGGGACCCCGGCCCCGACGTGGGCGCCGGCTGCGGGCAACATCGACGTCGTGGAGGTCGACTAAATGGTCCCCGTCGAGGTCGAGGAAGAGACGACGGTGGCCGAGCCGTACGAGACGATCGAGGCCGTCAGCCGGGAGTGGCACGGGCGGCTGTTCGCCAACGAGAACGAAGACGAGGAAAGGCAGGTAGCGTGATGGAAATGACGAAGCGTTACGAGGTGCGAGCGGTCGGCGGCATGCCGGGGAAGCGCGCCCCCGCCGAGCTGCTGGCCGGATACGACAGCTTCGAGGCTGCCGCCGCGGTGGCGAAGCGAGAGGCGAACCGGTTCCCGCGCGGGACCTGTGTCCTCGACACCGAGACCGGCCTGGTGGACTACGGGGTCGGCGACAAGAGCGGCGACTCGACGGGCGGGGCGGTCGCCCTCATCATCGCCGCGTTCCTGGCCCTGCTCCCCGCCGCCTGCGCTACGGCGCCCCGGGCGGGGTCCTTGAGCTTGGCGACGGTGAGCTTGGTCGTCGAAGTGACGCGCCGCTAGTCGGACCGGTAGTGCTGGTCTCGATCTACGTACTGGTCGATCCGCGCGATCAGATCGTGCGGTACGTCGGCAAGACGAGGCGATCGCTGCGCGATCGGCTAAACGGTCACCTCGCGGACAAGGACAGTAGGCGGAGTCCATGGATCGCGGAACTGCGCGCGATAGGGTTGCGTCCGATCATCGCCGAGATCGAGTCTGTTCCCGACGAGCGGAGCACGGAAGCGGAGCGCACGTGGATCAGCCACTACCGGCCGCTCGGTCACATCCTGAACGCGGTCGACACGTCATGGGAATCGGCCACCGGTTGACCATGGGCCCACCACGGACCTAGGCTAGCGATGCATGGACGACGACACCAGGTCGCGACGAGACGCGGAGGCCGCCGAGAGGCGGTCAGCAGCAGCCCGCAAGGCGGCGCTGGCGCGGTGGGCAGCGGCCGGTCCGCGTGCGCGCGCAGCACAGGCTCGCCGCGCTCGGGCTATGGTCGAGGGTCGCGACGATGGCCACGCCCAGCGGGCGGGCGCCGCTGGGGGCAGAGCCCGCGCCGACGCCCTCACCGCAGAGCAGCGGTCAGAGTCAGCCCGCCATGCGGCGCTGGCACGCCACCGCGCCAAGTAGCTGCGCAGCATGCTTCGCACGTGCGCATTATGCTTCGCATGGTGTGCGCCTATGGAATCGCGTTGTTACGCGAACACGTGCGCAGCTTGCTACGCACCGGTGCGGGGAAGGCGATTCGTGCACGTGTAATTACGCATGGTTAGCCGACGGCGCAATGTGGTACGCATGTTGCTCTAGATATGAGACATGACCAACACGACGACAAACGAGGAGACGACGATGGCAAAGCGTAAATTCGAGCGGGTGTTCGAGGGTAAGGACAACGCTGGCGTGCGCAAGCTGCTCCGTGAGGCGGCGGACGGCGTGGTGCCTGCGTGTGGTCCAGTGGTCGAACGCGCTCTGCGCGCCGCGATCGCGACCGTCGCCCTGACCGCGTCGGGCCGCGCGAAGCTGGAGAACGTGGTCGCCGACTACCGGGCCGTGTGGGCGGACTACGAGCCGCGGTGTGCCTGCGACTCATGCGTGGCCGGGTCCCGCCAGTCCCTCGGCGCGAACGGCTAACCCGTGGATCGCGGCTACTACTACGCCCTCGACGCGCGCGGTGCCCGCTGCCCACACCGTCACTACGAGCTGAGCCTCGCGCTGCGCCAGTGCCACGCGGCGTTTGCGGCGAGCGGTGCGGCGGCCACGATCTGGTACGAGGACGCCGCCGGCAAGAGGCGACCCATTCGCCGCGACGAGGCGGCGGAACTGGAGGCGCGAACGTCGAGCACCTGACCGAGTAGCGCGCCCTCATCGGCCCGCCGAGTACACTCGACGGGCTCATTGGAGGCACGACATGGATTCCGACGTCAGCCGTCAGGACGAGGCGCAGAGGAACTGAGACGCACCCGCCGGTGGGCTCGCAACGCCGGCCAAACGAGTAGCGGGACGCCGCCCGGGTCTAGCCACCCGGACGGCTCCCTAGCCGACCCGAAACACCCCTGATCAACCCAGGGAGCCCGGAACCGACGTGCGCGGATAGTCGCGCGGTCGACGGTCTCCCGCAACCACGGAGACCACGACCGATGCACGCACAATCCCGCCCGCGCGAGCGCATCTATTTCACGCGCTTCCCCGACGTCGTCCCGCCCGAGGTCGTTTCGATTCACGCTCACGTCCTGGAGGCGGGCCGCTACCTGGTCGTCTCCTGGGCGTGGAGCGAGGAGGAGGGCGACTACCGCCAGCAGGCGCTCGTGGTCGCCGCGACGCTGGCCGATGCGCGCGAGTACGTGCCGCCGGGCGCGCTGCTGGCGCCGACACCCGCTGAGTTCGCGCTCGAGTGCTGGGAGGTCGGGTGATGCCCGGCTTCGTCTGCTCCCCGGCCACCCCGCACGCGATGCACGAGCTGCGCGCCGCGGTCCAGTGGGCGCGTGAGCACCGGGTGCCGCTGCGCCTGACCGACTCGTTCGGCGTGGTCTGCACAGGAGGTCACCTCGGCCTGGCGACGTGGGAGCCCGACGAATACGCGTCCGGTGTCTCGCCGGTCGGCGCCGCGATCCTGAAGTCGCAGCCCCAGACGACGGACCCCGACGAGGCCGCGACGATTGCCCTCGGCGCCCCGCTGCCGTTTATCGAGGGCGTCGCGTTCGGTCTGGCGAAGCTTCAGCCAACCAAGGCGTGGACGGAGTCAATCGCGCGCGTGCAATTCCTCGCTGGCCTAGAGCTTGGGACCTTCGCCCGCGCGTGGGTGATGCGCGCCGAAGTTGGGCCGATGCCGCTGCCGGGGCAGGCTCCGTCATGAGCATCGACCTCCACTACGGCAACGCGCCCGCCTTCCCCGACCGGGAGCACGCCGGTTACACGACGCTCGCCGCGCCCGCGCCGCCCGCCACCTGTGACTGCGGCGCCGAACTCCAAACCGAGGACGAGCGCCTCGACGAGCGTTGCGCTGATTGCTCAACCGCGGCCCGCGCGCGGTGGGATGCCGCGGCGGCAAGTCGGGCGCGATGAAGCGTGGGCGCTTCCAGGTTTCCAAGGCTTCCAACGAGAACGCCAACGATGTCGCGGACGTAGGTGCCCGCGGAAATCGCCCGTGCGGCGAAGGCAGGGAGCGCGAAGGTGGTTGACATGACGAACGCATCACGCGAACAGAAGCTGCCCGCGCACACGCTCAGGGACATCAGCGTAAAGGCCGGTGTCGACCCCAGGACGGTGGCGCGCGTGGTCGCCGGGAAGCCGACGAAGGGGATGCAGCGCGAGCGCGTCGAGGCGGCGTTGCGGTCGGCGGGGTTCGGGCACTTGGTCGGAGCGTCGTCGTGACGCTGTCTTCGGTTGAGCGCCGATTAATCGACGAACTGCGGAAGCTGGGAGGAGCCATGAAGCCTGGTCGACAGTGTTCGGTTGAGGTTGTTGCCGGCGATGGCCTCGTTGCCAAGGTTGCGATCAAGATCTCTAAGCGGGCGTCTCCGGCGGAGATTAGGCAATACCGGTCCATGATCATTGAATACCTTTCTCGCCGTGGCATTACAGAACGGCCAGTCTGCTGGGCCGAAGTCCAGGAAGGGGTTCTAAAGGGGAAGCATGTACGTTGCCAACGAGCAGCAGTAGCAGTCGTTGTAACGAATCACTTCGCAAGCTCGTTGACGTGGCTTGGTGTCGCCGGACCTCGCTTTGTCTGCCGGCGTCACGTCGAAAACAACGGGATAAATCAAGAGGTCATCGCAGCGATCGTTCGGTTGAAGGCGAAGGACATATCGCATGCCCTGGCCGTCGGTGCGGAGAAGCGCAAGGCGACGGAAGCTGAGCGTGTCGCGCAGCACGTCGTTGATGACGCCCCGTGTACCGGGTGCCAGGCATCAACCCAAGGAGCATCCTCGTGACGTTCGCGACACTGGGCGCGCTGTTCCGCCAACTCGGGCGCGAGGTCGTGGCCGTCAGGCGCGGCGGCGTGTGGACGGCGCGCGCGCGGAGGTCCACGTGAGCCGCCAGGTGTTCCACGCGGGCGGCGAGCCGTCGGTCACGTCGTGGGCCAACGAGGGGCCAGGGTCATCGATGGCGGTTGCGGTTCACCATTCTGAGTTCGGCGCCGGACGCAGTGTTTCGGTCAACAGCTACCTGTCGAAGGAATCCGCTCGCGAGCTGGCCCGCAAGCTCAACGCCGCGTGCGACGCCATCGAGATGGACGAGGCGCGCGCCCGCAACCTGGCGCTGCCGCTGGCCGACACGGAGCCGACGCCGTGCTGATGTGGCTGCTCATCGGCTGGGCCGCGCTATCGGCGCTCTTCGGCGTGGCGTGGGCGGCGTTCCACATCGGGCAGCGTCGCGGGGCTGACCGGCTCGCCGACGAATGGCTGGAGGCCGAGGACCGCGGCCCGGCTGACCCCGTCGCGCACTGGCCAGCGGCGCGCGGGCGGGAAGGCCGCCCGTCGTGAAGCTCGTCGACGTCAAGCTGCCGTCGGGTGCCCGCCTGGTCGTCACCGGTCTCGGCGCTGAGTACCAGGTTGGCGTGACGCTGCCGAGTGGCAACCGCTTTTCGACCCGGTGCCCGACACCAGACGCCGCAATCGATGCCGCCGAGAAGTGGCTCCTCGATGTCGGTCAGCCGACTGTCGCCGTGCTGCTGGGCGCGGCAGCGCGAGCGGAGCTCCGTCGATGACCTGCGTCGTCAACGTCACCGCGCCCGAGAGCGGCTACCGCCTGCGCGTCGAGGACCACGGCGTCGCGCGCTTCTACGGCTTCCTGCGCTCCCCGCCGACGCCGGAGCACCCCGACGGCAAGGTCGTGTGCATCACGCGTTGCCAGAAGACGGCGGCCGATGCGGCAGAGAGCGCAACGAATTTGCTCGTGGCGAACGGGTTAAGCCACGTCGCGACGGCGCTGCGCGCGAGCGCGGCAGCAGAGCTTCGACAGTGAACCAAGGGAGGGAACCCATGACCGCTACCGCGAACCTCGAACCATCGTCCGACCTGATCCTCACTGACTATGGCAGCAGGGAGAAGTGGTTGGCCGCGCGCGGCAACAGCATCGGCGCGAGCGAGTCTGCCGCGCTGTTCGGCGTGAGTCCCTGGGAGACGCCGGTCTCGCTGTGGGCGAAGAAGACCGATCGCGTACAGGAACCCGAGATCGACGGCGAGTGGCTGACGTGGGGGCTGCTGCTCGAGGAGCCGATCGCGAAGCGCTACGAGCAGGTGACGGGGCGGACGACGTGGCGTGGCGGTAGCCCTTACTGCATCGCGCGGCATCCGCGTTTCGAGTTCATGACGTCGACGCCAGACTTCTACGTCACCTTCGCGCCTGACCGCACCGGCAACGGGATGTTGCAGTGCAAGAACACGATGGCGCCCAGGGCGCATGACTGGGACGAGGGCGTGCCCGACCACATCGTGATCCAGGTGCAGCACGAGATGGCCGTGACCGGGCGTGAGTGGGTGTCGGTCGCGGTGCTCATCGGCGGCAACGAGTTCAAATACTTCGACGTCGAGCGGAACCAGAACGTCATCGACGAGATCGAGGAGCAGTGCCGCATCTTCTGGGGCTACGTCGAGCGCGACGAGCAGCCGCCCGTCGACGGGAGTGAGCGCACGCAAGAGGTGATTAAGCGCCTGCACCCGGCGGACAACGGCAATACCATCGAGCTGGACGAGAACGCGATGGATTGGTGGGCAGCGCTCGAAGCGGCCAAGGCCGCCGAGAAGGTTGCGAAGGACGCAAAGACGGAGGCGGACACCCATCTGCGTGACGCCATCGGCGCGAACACGTTCGCGAAGCTCCCTGACGGTCGGCTGTTGTCGCTGAAGACCACCCCCAACCCCGGCTACACGAGCGTCGTGAAGCCGTACACGTATCGGACTCTCCGAGAGGTCAAGGCAGCGAAAGGACGGAAGCGATGAGCACTGGCAACGGTAACGGCAACGGGAAGCAGGCGGAGCAACCACGGCAGGTGATGGTGCCGCCGACACGCGGGGAGACCGCGCGCCAGGAATTCGGCGCGCAGCAGGTGGCGCGCTCGGGGGAGACCGCATCCAGCGCCGTTGCCGCCCAGGCAGCCGCGCGCGAGCAGGCCCGATACGTCATGGCGTTGCAGCGACCGAGGGATATGGACATGGTGCGCGTGCGCCTGCTCGAATCCTGCAAGCGCCCGAAGTTCGCCGAGGCTGCCCGCTACCGCAAGCCGGTCGGGCGTGGCATCGAAGGCCCGTCGATCCGCCTGGCCGAGGAGGCGGCGCGGTGCATGGGCAACATCGCGGTCGACATCTTCACGGTGTTTGACGACGACCGGCAACGCATCATCCGCGTGTGTGCGACAGACCTCGAAACGAACCTGCCTTATTCGGCGGACGTGTCGGTTGCAAAGACGGTCGAACGCAACAACGTGCCGGACGGGACGACCGTGCTCTCGCAGCGGATCGGATCGCGAGGCCAGATGGTCTACACCGTCTCGGCAACCGACGACGACATCCTGAACAAACAGAACGCGATCACGTCGAAGGCGTTGCGCGGGAACCTGTTGCGCCTGGTGCCCGCCGACATCCTCGAGGAGGCGATGGATCAGGTTTACGCGACGCTGAGCGATCGCAACGCGAAGGATCCCGCGGCCGAGCGCAAGGCTCTGATGAACGGGTTCGCGGCGCTGAACATCAAGCCGGACAGGCTGAAGGAGTACCTCGGCCACGAACTCGACATCACGACCCCCGCCGAGTTGGTTGATCTCCGAGCGGTCTATACCGCGATCCGCGACGGCGAGTCCACGTGGGCGGGCGAGATGGAGATGAAGCGCAAGGAGCGCGAGGCGGCCGATAAGCCGCCGGCCGAACCGCAGCCGACCGATGGCGCAAAGACCGAGCCCACGAACGGCAAGCAGAGCGTCGAATCGATCGCGGCGGCGGCAAAGGCGAAGCGCGAGAGCGAGCAGGCGAAGCCGCCCGCGGCAGCGAGTCAGACGAAGCCGTCGGGCCCGGCACAGCAGACCATCACCACGCCAGCTGCGAAGCCTGCCGCGCCGCCCCCACCTGACGAGGACGATCGCGGGGACGAGCCCGACTGGATGAAGACGCCGGACGGCAGGCCACCGGAGGACGAGTAAGCCATGGCATCCAAGCGCATTGTCCGATTCTCGGCGCGCGAGCGCGACCGGTTGCAGCGGG